GCGCCGAATGGGTTTACCCAATGCCCCTGCAGGGCCGTGATGAACGCACCGAAGCCGCCAATGGCAACCAGGTAGAACGCAGCGCTCAGCAGCGGTTGATCTGCTGGGCGAACCTTGCGCAGGTAGTCACAGGCGGCGAGAACCACCATCACGCACAGGAATACGTCCAGGGCGGTCAGCGCTGAAACTAGGATGTTGTTCATGTCAGGCACCTCGCGCCGTGACGAACGACCCCATGGCAGCTTTGATCGCGGGGATGATGTTCATGGCGGTGAGGCCCAGCACGAAGGCTACCCCGCACAGCAGGTCATCGGTGACCGCGAGTTCAAGCTTCGGGGCGAGCCAGGCGGTAACGGGCTGGGTCAGGTAGACCGAGAAGCCGAAGCCGGTGGCAACCGCGGTGGCGGCCTGGAATCGGGTCAGGTCCTTCAGGAAGCCCAGTGAGAGGATCGAGCCGATGAATGCAGCCATCACCACCCCGTACTTGCCCAGCACTACGCTCGCGGCAGCGCTTGTTGGTTCGGCCATAGGGGTGTCCTTGGAATAAAAGGCCCGGTTGAGGCCCTATGGAGGGCCAGGGCAAATGTGCGGAGCAGCACATAACGAAATTGGAGCGGGCAGAGGGAATCGAACCCTTCTCTGCTCAGCGTGGAAGGCTGGCGGCAAACCTGCTGCTTGCCCGCTATGCGTGGGTCTTTCCCCACCTGTCCGCCGAAGACCATTCCAGCGCTGGCACCCTGATGCACCAGTCTCGCCGGTCCAGTCTCGCGCCATCCACCTGCATAGTGAGGGAGTGGATGCGCGGGCTGCCGGTGTTTTTCCGTACACCATACTACCGGCTAGCAGTGTCCAGGCTGTCCCGTTAGGGCCTGCCCTGGCTGCAGTTGCGTTTCTTGCGAGCACAAAAAAGCCCAGCGCTTGGCTGGGCTCTTGAGGGATGTTTGCCAAAGGCAAAACTTTAACAGTGGCGATACGGTATCACCAGCCGAACGGGAACGCAATAGGCCCTCACGCGGCCCTCTTCATCTCGTAGATTGCGGCGGCTACAGGACTCAACGCCTCCTTGTCCAGATCCTCGCAGCAGTCGAAGGCCAGTCGGACGAATCCGGCCCAATCCCGCTCCCAGTTTGTTGACTCAAGCTTCACGTCGTAGTGGGCGACCATCCACGCACGGAAGCCCTCAGGCGATTCAAGGGGATCGTCATTGGCCGACTGCCCGCCCTGATGCATGTATCGATACCGGGCCATTACGCCCTTCACAACGTATTCGAGCTTCTCTCGCTTGGCAGCGGTCATGCGCGGCGAGCGCTGCTGGACCATGACGAATACCGCTTCCTCGGCATCCTCCTGGGTGTCGGCATCCAGCCGCGGTGAGTACATGAAGTTGCCGAAGGCCTTGATGTGCCGTGACAGCTGTCCGATCGCCGCCTGCACACCGCCGGCCAGGGCCTGGTGCACAGCATGGCTCGCCTTCCGCTGCTTCTCCGTGGTCTGGACCATGGTGCCCAATAGGCCCAGCTGTTCGATGAATGCGCCCTGGCTATCCCAAGCCGTATACAGGCAATCGTGCCACGCTTGGCGTGCACTGTTCAGTTGCATGGGCCGTTCTCCTTCTTGCGGCGAGTTTCGATGCCCTTGGCGCGCACTACGCACCAGGTGGAAGCGATGGTCATGGCCAGCAGCAGCGCGCCGGCGGTATCTGCGATAGTCCAGGTCATGCTGCCGCCCTCCTCAGGTCTTTGAGCTTCTGCCTGTACAGGGCCTTGATGGCCTGCAGGTCTTCGATGGTCAGGCGCTGGGGCTTATGAGGCCCTTCGAGCCATTCAACCTGATCGGCGCCGATACGCTTCACCAGCCGGATGCGGTACTCGACCGCGTTACCCGACAGGTTCCGGTTGCACTTCACGCACTGGCGGTGGACGTTGAGCGGCTCGAAGCGCAGTTCCGGGCAGGCGCCCACCGACCGGTAATGCCCGGCGTCCCAGCGGCTCCCGGTGATGAGGTCGTGGTCGCTCGGGTTCGAATCGCAGCTGATGCACGGCAGACCGGCGTCGCGCTCGCGGATGTAGGCGTTGAACGCGGTCTGGGCCTCGGCCATATGCTCGCGCCGGGTCTTCAGCTTCTCCCGGCGCTCCTGCAGGTCCTGCCTTGCCTGCTTGTTGATGGCCTTGGCCGCGACCTTCTGCACCTTCGAATCCTTCGACATGGCCAGCGCACAGGCGATGCTGCACACCTTCTGGGTAGTCATTGTCGGCTTGAAGAGCTTGCCGCAGCCTGGCGCCTTGCACTTCTTTGGTTTCGGTGTTTTCAGGGCGGTCATTGGTACACGCTCCCGGGTTGGCCAGGTTCGTTGCTGTCGGTACAAGCCAGCCTGTGATCGCTCGCATGTGGGCAGCGTTTGCAGCCGCACAACGGGCACAGAATCATCTTTGTGGACGACAACGGCACCCAGCCGAGTGGACCTTCCATACCCAGCCGGTGCTCTTCGATGCAGCGGTGGCATTCGCATTGGTGGATCATCAGTAACGCCCCTCCCATAGATCCTTCTGGCTCCAACGCACCTGGTGCTCGGCTCCAAACGCTTGAATCCACTCCAGCAGGCTCGCGCACTGCTTCACGCTGAGCTGGCTTGTGCGCTCGTACACGACATCGAAACCCTTCCCGTCGACCGCTGGTATCAGCTGAGGCTGTTCGCCAGCCTCACGCAGCCAGGCGGCCGTCAGGAGGCGCTTCCAGATCAGGACGTCCCACTTCTTGCCGGCGTGCTCGACCTGCTTGGCGATATCGGAGAGACAGGCGTGCAGTTTTTTGTTCTGCTCGCCACTGCGGTCCTGGTCCTTGATGACGATCTTCTTGGGCTTGGTGAAGTCCTGGGCCTGCAGCAGGCCGAACAGCCGACTGGCGTCAGCCATGCTGTGCATTACGAAGTCAGTCAAGGTCCACCCCCTTCATGCGAGCCAGAAGCTTCAGCTTGCTGACTTCCTCGCGCAGGTCGCGCAGCTCAGGAAGCATTTTTTTGATCTGCCAAGTTGTGCCGAAGGCCCAGCCGATGGCGCCCCCCATGAGTACGCCCATCAGCAGTAGGGTCGTGAAGACGAACTCATCCATGGCTCGCCTCCTTGGCCATGACAGCGTCTACGGCTGCGTCGTATTCGTCTGCGCTCTGCACATCGAGAATTGCCCTTCCCAGTTCGACATGCGGGATATCGTCACGGATAGCGCGATACCGCTCGGCATCCTTTCGCAGCGCCTCGTTCTCGGCCTTCAGGTCATCGATGATCTGCTCGTACCGGTCCTGACCAGACCTGTAGTCTTCGTTCTCGGCCTTGAGCCGGATGTTTTCCTGCATGTACTCCATGTGCTTGTCGAAGCTGCCTACAGGATCACCTTTCGCAGACTCCAGCCGCTCGATCTCCGCGAGCAGGGCCAGGATGGTGTGGCAGTGCATGTGCGTCTCAAGATAAGCGACAGCCTCGGCGTGCTCGTCTTGGCGCTCAGGGATGTCCTCCAGTTCCGCTACCGCCTGGGCCAGATCCTTCAGCTTTGCTTTGTCGATGGTCACGCAAACCTCCCATGTGCGCTGTGCCCTCGCAGCCATTCACCGCGTTCGTAGTCATGATTCGCACCGGTGTAAGGGCATTGGGTCCAGGCGGTACCGGATGAAGCAGCCTCAAGACCCTCTGCAAATGGCGATTTGTACGGCTGATCTTTGCCAGTCAGCGCCTTGATGATTTCGGCTTTGTCGATGGTCATGGCTGCACACCCCAATTGCTGAAGGTGTGCGCTGGACGCACGTAGCGATCTCTGGCGTCGAGCGGAGACGGAAAGCGCCACCCAGCCAAAACCAGTGCGCCAAGGATTCCAATTGCGATCTTCATGACTGCTCTCCCTGCATGCGCGCCAGCAGCTTCAGCCGACTTACGGTCTCGCGCTCTTGGTTAAGTTCTGGAATCAGGCGGTTGCAGGCGCGATGGAAGCCCAGGGCATAGCCCAGCTGCATACCCATGGCCCAGCACACCGGGATCACGAAGATCAGTTCGAATTCGGTCATGGCCTGCCCCTCACGCAACTGGTGCGCACGATGCTGAAAGTGCCCTCAAGGTCGGCCTTGGCCTGCGCAGCAGCCTGCTGGCATGCCTCGGCCGACTCCATCGGTACGGAGGTCATCGCCGAATCCTTGCCGGCAGTGAAAAGAACGATCAGGAAGTAGGCGGCGATCATGGCGCCACCTTCAGACCGGCTTTCTCCAGCGCATTGATGGTGTAAGCGGGAGTCTTCGAGCACATCGGGTCGGTAACCCTGACAGCCATTTCGGCGTCGAATACGACAAGCCCGCCGCCACAGGCTGAGTAGTCCGCGACCCAGTGCGATGGCGCACCCAACTCAACCACCACGGCCTCGCGAGAAGCCTGCCAGCCTTTCTGGAACGACTCCCAGTCGGCCTGAGCCATCGGGTCAATGTAGTTGTTCCCCTTCGGAGGCTGGCGGCGGTGATCGCGGGAGTTGGTGCGCTCGAAGGCTTCGCGCATCTTGTTGGTGTCCATCAGTGCTTCTCCTCGGCCAGGTACTCGTGGCAAAGCTTGCCCGTGGCCTTGTGCTCTAGGTTTCCTTGGCGATTGGTGAAGAACTCACCCTTGGGCAGGTATTCGCGCTTGAACACGCCGTGCCACTTGCCGATGCTGGGGTCACACGCTGCGCACAGCTTTCGGCCTTGGCATGGATTCCCCTCGTCGTTGCGGAACCAGTAGCCACTGGTAGCGGTGTTATCGCGGCAACCGCACTCTTCACACTGGAATAGGCTCACACCCCCTCCCCGGCCGGCTGCCCGGCGCGCTTGATGTTCAACTTGGCCAGCAGGTGTGCGCGGGTCATGCTGCCTCCTTGCGAGCATTGAGCTTCTCGACGAATTTGGTTAGCGCCCATTCGCTGCGGCTAATCTGGCCGTGCATGGCGGTCTTCTCGGCGTTGGCTTCGCGGCTCACGCCGGCCAGGTAGCGTTCACGCACGCTGCGGTCCATGGCCGCCACTGCTGAGCTCTGGGCAATCTCGTAGATATGCAATGCGCCAGGGTGCGGCTGCTTCATTCCGACACGCAGGTAGCCGTGGTATGCGTCCTTACCAAGCCCATGCTCGATCAGGCCATGCATCTCGTGAGTGCTGAACTCGACGGTTCGGCCGGCATACAGGACAAGCAGCCGCGCACCGCCGACACCAGGGAACATGAACTGCATGTCGCCATAAGCGATCACCACCGGGCAGCCGGTAGCGGCGCTGGCGTCCATGGCCTTTTCGCGCTCGATTTCCGTTGGATGAGGGCCTTTCACCTCAACGAACAGGCCGGCCCGAGGCAGGTAGAAGTCAGGCAGATAAGCTCCGTGCCGGGTTTTCACCAGGCGCGGCTCATACAGCCAGTCGATGTTCAGGGCGTCCATCATGTCGGCCCAGCGAGTTTCGGAGTGCGAGCGCATGAGATAGCCACCGCGTACGAAAATTGTCTGGCTCATCAGTGCGCACCTTTGAAGTTATTCATCATCGACCTTGCCGAGCGGCGCGGGGCTGGAGCGGTCCGCTCTTCCTCCTCGCGATCACAGTGGGCAGCGTTTACGAAGCGGGCGTACTCACCCTGGAACTGAAGGAGGCAGCCTTTCGGTTGGGCGTGCCGAACTTTCACCACGTCGACTTCAGTGATGCCATTGCGGCCACGTTCTGAGTCGTTGTCGCGATGCGCCATGATGATGACGTCGGCGTCCTGCTCAATCTCGCCCGAGTCGCGGAGGTCGCTCATCTTGGGCTTCGGATCGGCACGGTTCTCGATGCCGCGGTTCAGCTGGGCCAGCACCACCACCGGAATGCCAAGCTCTTTGGCCAGGGCCTTGAAGCCTCTGGTGTAGGAGCCAAGTTCAAGGTTTCGGTTCTGAATTCGGCTGTTCGGATCGGTTGCGATCAAGCTCAGGTAGTCGATCACAATCAGGTCCAGCTTCTTGGCTCGGTGCTGGAACCTGGCGATGCTGCAGATGCGGGAGAACGTGAGCGCCCCCTTGTCGCAAATGCGGATATCGGCTGCCGACAGCTTTGCCACCGCTGCCGTGATCCGGGCAGAAGCATCCTCGTTCATGACCGCTTCGCCGTTTTCAATCCAGTTCTGGCTTACGCCCGCGACCGCTGCAAGCGAGCGCTTGGCCAGTTCCTTGAATGGCATTTCCAGCGAGAAGACCAGCGAAGCTCCGCCCTTCAGGGCAACCCTGTCAGCCAAGCTGGTACCCAGCACCGTTTTCCCGGTACCTGGGCGGCCAGCGATGATGACCAGGTTTCCCGGTCGTGCAGTCTTGACGATCTTGTCCAGTTCGATCAGGCCGAAGTCCTGCCCCATGACCTGAACACCGTCCAGACGATCCTGCATGTCCTCGAACACCGGGCCGAGGGCCTGCTTCATGGTCACGACATCCGGGGTCTCTTCCTGCGCGTTCAGCTCAAGCACCAGGGACTGAGCCAGCGAGATCTGCTCAGGAATACTGCCACCGGTCATCGCGAGGTCCATGATGCGTTGCCCGGCCTCATACAGCCGGCGAGCCTTGGCGCGCTCGACAACGATCTTGGCGTAGTGGCGACCGTTTGCTGCGCTCGGGACCTGGTACATGATCTCTGCGGCATAGGCGATCGTGATCTGGCCGCTCGGCAGTTCCGAGCGAATCTCAGACAGGGTGATCGGGTCCGGCACCATCTTCTTCGAGTGGCATGCAAGAATCAGGGCGTACAGCGTGCCGTTGTCATCGGTGCTGAAGTCGGCCAGGTCGAGGAATGCGCCGATGTCTTCACACAGGTCAGGCTGATGCATGAGCGCACCCAGCACGCCGTGCTCCGCTTCCATCGCAACCAATGGGCGCTCCATGCTCATACGGCCTCCAGAACTTTCAGGACTTTGTCCTGACGGGTCAGGAACTCAATGTCAGCAGTCCATCCGCTGTCATTCGAGCCGGTCCAATGCCGGTTGGTCAGGCAGTCGTTGAAATACCCCTCCCAGAACTCACTGGTGCGGAACGGGTACGAGCCGTTGATCTCCAGGTTCCAGCAATTGCGGATCTGGCGCTTGCGCTTCTCATTGAGCTTCAGGCAGCGCGGCAGGCGACCACCACAGACTCGGTTGTACAGGTCCATGATCTTGTTGAACGGGATGCGCTCGGCCTTGGGGGCATCAGGTTGAACAGGTTCGGGGGTGGCCTGCTGTTCCGCTCCAGATTCCGAAACCTGGTCCGTCGCAGCGACAGCGGCGACAACTGCGTTAGCAGTAGTTTTTGTATTTATGTCTTTTATGTGTGTAATTTTCGACACAGTGGCAAGTGTCTTTTCTACACAGTGTGTAGATTTCGACACAGTGGATTTCTGGTCAATTTTCCACTCGGAAACAGGCAGGAAGGTGATCGGGTCTCGGCTACCGCCATCACGGAAAATCACACGTTGACGGATCAGGGAGTTGATCGCGCGAGAGACGTTTGCACGCTCGGCAGCGGCCTTTGCTTCGTCCTGATACATCATCTTGGCGATGTACAGAGCAGCCACTTTCACGGCTTCCTGGTTGTAACCTGCGGTAAGGCGGTGGATTGCCAGGGCCACGCGAAGCTCACGCCCCGATAGGTCAGCCGCAATCAGCGCCTCGTACAGATCGTTTTCCATCCGGGTAAACCCCCCGGCTGATTTGAGAGAGATGACGTTACTCATGGGCTGCTCCAGGGCGCGGGGCAGCCAGGAATGCGTGCAGGTGCTGCAGGCATTCACGGACGAGCTGTCGTTTGGATTGGCGCGAGTATTGGGCTCGGACCTGGCGAGCGGCACTCACGGCCTGCTCGAAATGATTGCGCGCCACGGAATCGTGGTTCGCATTTTGTGGCGCGAGGGCCACGGTATTGCTTTGGATGGTCTGGTGCATATATGATGACCTCACACAAGCGTTACGAATGCAGTACTAGAAGCCGGTCTAGCCACCGGCTTTTTTGCGCCTGCCGTTTGGTGTTGCGGTGCTGCATTGGGTGTCCGGCGCATCCGTGGTAGCTTCCGATTTCCACACCAGAGGCCATCGGAGGCCGGACATGTCTTTGATTGATGATCAAGTGCTACAGGTGAGCTGCGACCAGTGCGGCAGCGAGTTCACGGAAACGGTCGGTGACGTTAAGCTCAAGGGCTATGTGTCCTGTCCGGGATGCGGGGATCGCTCGGAAGTCGATGAGGCCTGGCATGAGGGAATCGCCTCCGCCGAAAAGCAGCTGCTTGACCTCAAGGCCGGCATCGAGGCTGACTTCAGCAACCTGTTTAAGGGTGGCAAGTAACTCATCCAGCTCCAGCGAGCCGACCTGCGAATTCACCGTGACGTCCATACCCTTCTCCTGATCTTTTTTATGAGGGTCTCTTCAGGCCCTATGTGAGGCCCTCAGCTATCCAGTAGAGGGTCTCTTCAGTCCCACCAGCTCCAGAACCGGCGCCTTTCGCCTGCCTACAAACACCGTTGCGCCGGACGTAATTGCTTCGAGCAAGACCTCATTCACGGCCTCCTCAAACGTCCAACCCCTGGCTTCCATCAGGCGATGAATCTTGGTTCTGGTTTCTGGCGGCACGTTCTCTTCACAAAATTCCATCGTGCCCTCCTGAGGGCCTCTAGCCCGCGATATCCTTCAAGTCGTCAGGCATGAGGGCTTCGATGCCGCCATTTACAGCGGCCCACTCAAGCATCTCGAACAGGTAGGTTGCGTACTCGCGGCGAGCCTTGTGGGCAGCTCGCTGAAGCTGCCGATCAAGCAGCGGGTACAAGCGAACCTTTCTGGCCAAGTCGCGGCGCTGCGTCAGGGGGTCTTTGAATCCCATAGGGGTGCTACTCCTTGCGGTTGGAATTGGTTAGGCGGCGGAAAGCGCGTGGGTCGGATTGCTGTCGATCTGGTTCCATGGGAACGAAGGACACAGGTCGGCACGATTCACGGCGCCATTCGTAAGCGCCTCAATCTGTAATGCGCGCTTGGCTGGGACCGTGCGCTCTCCTGAACACCATTGGTTGACGGTTGGTGCCGCAACACTCAGCCGGCGCGCCAATTCCGCCTGGCTGCCCAGCACGCGGGATGCTTCTTTGGCTGCTTCTGCTGATTTCATGAGTTCTCTCCTGGAGATTTACCGATGAATATAAGGCATTACCTTATCTCGCACAAGCCATTGCCTAATCGCTCTAGCGATAGGCCTAATTAGGCAATGCTTACCGGACCAGAATTAGGCGCAGCCATTGATGCCGCGCGGATCGCCAAGGGCGTATCGAAGAAACAACTCGCAGACGACTTCCAGGTGAAGCCTCCGTCGGTGCAGGGCTGGGTGAAAAACGGCCGGATTGACAAGTCCAAGCTGATGGATGTGATCGTTTACTTTTCTGACGTGGTGGGCCCCGAGCACTGGGGGCTTCGGCCTGGCTTCTCTTACGAGAGCCTTCCGGAGGTGACTTCGGAGCCTGTCGCCGAGCCGGCGCCGGCCTCAGCTGCCGAAATGGTTCGAGCAATGCTCGCCAAGCAAGGCAAGAACTTGTCGGATACAGCGCGCGCGCAGTTGATTGCAGCCGCCGAAGCGACTGATGAGGGAAATGTGATTACCGCAGACTTCTCTCGGCCGGGCCTGGTCGGTGATGAGGTCAGGATCGCTCACTACGACATCCGCGCAGCCATGGGCGGAGGCCAGATTCCGCACGATTACCCGGAGATGCTCAAGGACATTCGCGTCAGCCCAAGTCACCTGCGGGAAATCGGCGTCGAGTTCGAGGAGCACTACCACCTGAAGGTGGTCACCGGCTGGGGCCAGTCGATGGAGCCCACCATCAAGCACCGCGACCCGCTGATCGTGAACATCAACGTCCGCGACTTCGTGGGCGATGGAGTGTACCTATTCGTCTGGGATGACCTGCTCTACATCAAGCGCCTGCAGGTGGCTGATGAAGAGCATTACGAGATGATTTCGGACAACCCTCGGCACAAGGACCGATTGATCCGTCGGGACATGACCTATATCCAGGCCAGGGTGCTGCTGGTTTGGAATGCTCATTTAGTATGAGGCCACAGCCCCCAATCCACCTGAAGGTGGCCTCAAAACAGCCACGAGAAACGGATAACTCATGAAGCGCCCTCTGATTGAGCCGAGATTGGTCGGCAAAAGATTCGATGACCATACGATTCCGTTAGAAATGCTTAAGGACCTTGCGGTCCTAGAGGAATTTCTGATTGCCGTCGCAAAATGGATCTACGTCCAAGACAATAGCCGGCAACGCTCACCCAAGGGCTTCACAAGCCCGCTAACGCTAGCCTTGTCTGAAGTAAAAAAAGGCAGCGCCTGTCCAGCGATCGTAATCGAATACGAAGATCCTTCAGCAGGGCTGTTTCCAGCTGCCAATGAAGACTTCTTTTACCGAGCCGCAGACGCTATTGGCAGAGCAATTGATGCGGCGGAACACAATGAGCCCATCACTCAGCTCCCGGCTAATCTTCTGGGGTATTTTGATCGCTTCGGGCGAGGGTTGCGTGACGGGGAAATCCTTGAATTCTTCCCCGGTAAAGAGAGGCCGGCAAGGCTCACTAAGCTAACGCGCAGGCGCCTGCTGCTAGCGTCCCAGAATGAGGAGATCACTGAGGAGGTTACCGTTCGTGGGCTGGTTCCAGAACTAGACCAGGCGAAAATGAGCTTTGAGCTTCAGTTGCCGACCGGCCGAAAGATAACATCGTCTGTGGATGCGATCCATCTCGATACCATTCTCGAAGCAACAAGCGGCTATAGGAAAGGCGTAAAAGTTTCCATCTCCGGTGTTGCTCGATTTGACCGGCACGAGCGGCTAGACTCATTCGACATGATTGAGGATGCCGTCATCATCGACACCAATGATCCTTTAGCCCGAATCGATGAGCTCAGGCTTCTCAGGCCTGGATGGCTCGACGGTATAGGCTCCGTCCCTAGCAAATCTGAGTTCGATTGGCTCGAGTCGTTTTTCGCTACATGCTATCCGGCCACTCTGCCGACTCCCTACATCTATCCAACCGAGGATGGAGGAATTTTGCTTGAGTGGAGAACAGCTAACCAAGACATGAGCATGGACATTGACCTCGGAGCGCTCCAGGGTGATGTCCATTGTTTCAACACCCAGACCAAGCAAGAAATCGAAGAAGTGTTCGACTTGAGTAACCCTGAGCATCTGCAAAGTCTGATTGACCTGATTTCTAAGGCTGCTAAGGGAGAGATTTGATGAAAGGAAACACGCGTCTTTTGCGTCAGGTAAATCCAAACTGGATTCAGGATGGCCGAATCACATCTCAAGCTTTCAGTCCTACACCCAAGGATGAAATGAAGCTCTCCTGCTATGATGGCGACCTGATTGATCCGCCTAAGGCTCACGAGCATTTTGTCGATACTCTTGGACTTCGCTCGGTAGGGGTACTGGCAGTCACGGTTGACGAATGCGAGGCGTTGGACCTTCCAGCGCTACCTGATCCGGCTCCTTTCAAAGAGCACGCTATCATTGATTTTGAAGGCAATGGGAAGGGCGACATCAAGCGAAAGTCAAAAGAATTAAGGTCTCTAGCTGAGACTCGTGATTGGCTCTACAAGCCC